TGTTTCGTATATTGAAGCGTCAATTGCTGCCATTTATCTTAATTTATGAGGGAAAAGTTTTGTAATTGTTCTAACACACTCCGTATATCTTCACTCACATCAGGAAAATTAATTCCATCACCACCAGGTGGTCTAGGTGGTGGTTGAGGAGTTGATTGATTGGGTGACATAGGAACAAGAATTGGTTGTGGTTGTCTTTCTTGTGTGATTTGTTGAGAGGTATTTGATCTTGGTGAAGAGGAAACTTGTGCTTGTGATGTTCCTTGTTGTGCTGCCTTTTGTGCTTCTGCTAAAAATGGTAAGTGTTTACCATTGTTGTAAGCTGACCAAGGAGACCAATTAGATCCCCCCGAAAGTTTAAATGCTGCCCTTGCATTTGTTACTGGATCATATAAATCTTTATATGATGATAACCCTAATTGCTTTATTCTTTCTGGTCCTAAAGCACCAGTCATATTAATTTGCCACAGTCCATATGAGGTTTCACCAGTTCTGGCATACAACCCAGATTTTATAGTATCATTGGAGGAATCTCCACCAGATTCTGCTTTTGCAACTGCTGCAGCAATAACTGCATTTTTTTCATTAAATCCTGCTTGCTTTGCCAAAGCAACTAGCTGAGCAGTTGATAATGTTCTACCCTTCGGAGCAGGTTGAGATGGTTGTCCTGATGATGATTGTCCTGAAGGTGCGCTAGGAGTTTGTGTTTGAGTTTGTCCCGTTGCTTTGACATTTTGTCCTTGCACCAGTCCGCCACCCTGGGTAAACGGAAATGGATCTTCTGTTCCTGAAACCATATATGAAACTGGATCATATGATTTGGCAACGTCTAAATGTAAATGCGGACCTGTTCTTAATCCTGTCTGACCACTAAATCCTACAACTTTCGCTGTTCCGTTTGGTCCACTATTAGCACCTACCCTCTCTCCTTTTTTAACGGTAATTTGATCTAGATGACCCAATCGAACAAGTCTACCATCATCTAATTGTATGACAACAAATTCTCCATACCCTCCATTATATCGATTTCCCTTTACGGCGTCGTAAACTGTCCCAGGAGCGATCATTGTTAATGGTGTTCTCATAGGCATTGGATAATCTTCGCCTGTGTGTCCATATGTTTTTTTATCTGCACCGTGAACGCGAGTTTTTCCTCTCGATCCTATTCCACCACGTATGTATTGTCCATAATCTCTACCATCAGGATCAAGTATTTTACCACCTTGTGAAACATATGTTGTTGTGGGTTGAGATCCATCACTTGTGCTTGGATCGGAAGGTGAATCCTTTGTCTGTTCCTCCTGCTCCTGTATAGAGAAATCAAATGGTTGCTTAAGAAGAGCAATTGCATCATCAAAATCATCCTCCATTCCCCGCACACCTTTTTGAATTTCCGTCATACTTCTTGATATTTCTCCGCTTTGATCTGTAAAATCAAATCTGGAAACATTACTAAAAACACCTCTTAATAAATTACCAAATCCTCCAATTGTTGCTTGTAAATTTTGAAACCAACTTGAAAGAACTCCTATGAGACTTTGCATTCTGCTAATCAATTGTGATCCCAGACTGATAATAATTGGTAAGTTTTGAATTAAAAATCCTACCATCAAGAGACCAACTGCATCTAGTATTCTTCCAAGAAGTCCTTTTGTGCTGGTGGTGGCTACTTGACCTTGCCTTTTGATTACACCACCAACAGTTGAGGACTCGACAATGTCCTCAGCCTCTCTTCGACGAACTGCCTCTCTCCTTTTTGCAAAGTTTGCACTATCAAGTCTTAAAAATGATTGCTTACTTTCATTACTTTTTATTAGAGTTGAATTTATTTTTACTGCCGTCTTTTGAGTCTGACTAAAATTCTTATTCAAAGACACAATCGACTCTTGAATTCTACCAATGCTAGTTGAAGTTCTTGCCAGACTTTGTTGAACTGCCATATTACACCATCGCTACGTTATAAACGGAATGTGAATACATCATATAAGGATTATTTGGATTTTCTGGATCAAATGAAGGAATATTTTGTGAAACTCCACTTGTTCCGGTGGGTGATCCTGATTGTGATTGTTGCTGTCCAGGCATAGGCAGCGGTATAATCGTTGGTGTAACTTCCGGAAGAGGTCCCACATTTTGAGCGGTGGTTGCTGGATCCGATGGTAATGGAGAAATTTGAGCGGACATAGACATCGAACCAGAGTCCATCTGGAATGATGTGTTTTCAGTCATTCCAGATGCTTGCCCCTGGGATAAAGACCCTTGCATTGCAGATCCAAGAGAGAGATCTCCTGCCGATGGAGTCATAGAAGTTTGAGGTGTCACGCCAGCAGAAGATTGACCCTGCCCATTTAATGACTCAAGACTTGGTATAGTTCCAGATACAGTATTTGGCTCAACTCCCTCTTCTTGTTTATTACTCGTATTATTTTCTCCCATCATAGGGGTTTGTGGTTGAGCAATTGGAGTAGTTTGTGCTTGTGGAGATGTTGCTTTTTGATCTTTTGCCTCCTTTTCAGCTCTTGTTTTTACTTTTTCTACATCTCTTAATATGTCTGGATTCTGTCCAAATATATTTGAACCAAAAACTTCTGCGATTTGGTCTGCAGTAACTGCAACACCAAGTACTGTTCTAACTGCACTAACTAATCTGCCGGCAGGAGTTAAAAGTAATGCGCCAAGAACTCCTTGCATTACAAAATCAGTAATTTCACCATTGCCTAAATTTTGTAATGCTGTAACTAAATTGAGTGCTCCTCCAGTAAAACTACGTCCACCGGGTCTTGTTCCTGATCCTGTTCCTGGTGGTGGTGTTACTGTAGGTTTTTTTATATTAAAAAGTTTACGAGCAGCCTCTTTAACGCCATCAATCAAAAGTTTAACTGGTCGTAAAAATAATCCTGCTCCAACAGCTTTTAAAATTGTAGCACCAAGTTGGACCATTGTCCCAATTATTTTTGACAAACCAAATTGAATACCAACAAAAACACCAACAGCAATTCCAAGACTTTTTATGACATTATTTTTAATCTCTTCTAATAGTTTCTTATTACCTTCACTATAAGCTTTAAGAGCCTTAGCACCTTGTTGTAACAACCATCCTGCCAATAAGGTGGTAAAAACTGACATTAAATTGCTTAAAGTAAATTGAACTTTACTTCCAATTTTTTGCACCGGTTCCATAACCGCATTTGCAATGCGTCTTTCAATAACGTTTTCTTTTCCCTCTCTTAACTGCTGCTCGGCAAGTTGTCTTTGCTGATTTTGTTCTTGAATATCTCTATTTTTATCTATTGCGGCATTTTGTTGAATTCCACTATAAACTTGTGCTATTGATCCATTTAAGGCGGCAACTTGTTGTTGTATCGAAGCAAGTTGAGTGCCGACTGATGTCAGAGCATTTGCATTTTTATCAATGAGTCCCGTCGTGACTGGATCTGGTTGAGTTGGAGCAGCCGTCGGCGCAGGGGCAAACGCAGTAGCAGAAACTGTTCTTCTAGCTACGTTTAGACCTCCTGTTAGTGGCGAAGCGATCTCAGCCATTTACTCCGTGCTTTAAGTTTTCTTCTTCAATATATTGTTTTAGAAGAGAAAGATAAATTTCTCTTTCCCACGGAATCATATTTTCTAATTCTGTCAATGAATATTTATGATGCTGCATCAAGGCAAAATTAACTTTATAGTATGACTCAAGATCCTCGTGAGCCATACCTACGCGAAAAAAGATGCCAAGCCCTCTAAAACAACTTCGCTTTCGACTTCAGTTTTTGGATTTCTAATTTTAATTTTATGAGAAAGTTTAGGCATCGTATCAAAGAACTTCTCAATCTGTTTAAATTGTTTTGAACTCAATTGTTCGATAAATTCTGACAACTCTTTCTTGGTGCAATCGGATGCCGTCCAAGACTCTTCCTCACTAAAAATCTGTTCGACACAAGAAGCAATAAGATCAAATGTTTCGGTAACACCAATCTGACCGTTAGATCCAAAATTAGTTTTAATAAATTCATCCATTGATGGATATTTCATTCTCAAAGTCAGAGTATCATCAAGTTTAATATCTCTTGTGTGATCTTCCGCAATTTGAATTTGAATGTCATCCAAATTGATTAAAACTGGAACTTGAGTCACATTATCATCTGGGCAAGTAATTAAAACTTCCACATCTTCTCCGACAGATTTACCACGGACGTTTAAGAAAATGTATTCAATATCAAATGTTGATAGTTCATCAACTTTGACTCCCTTGGTTAGAATACAAGAAGAAATAACCGTTTTAACTGCACTGGCAATTTGCTTTGTATCCTCACTTTCCATTGCAATAATAAGAACCTTTTCTTCTTTAACTAGAAAAGGTCTGTATTTGACTATTTTTTTAGATGAAGGAATTTCCAACTCATAGGTTGGTGTAGAAATTTTTGGTAAAGGCATTACAATCCTTACAAATCAGTAAAATTATTTAGACGACTCTCGTGCCGATTGTATTTCTAGTTCTTGCCGATGGAAGTCGATCATAAACTTGTCCTGTAACAATTGCCTCACCAGGTGAAACATCAAAAGGTCTAAATCTAACTCCACTTCCTCCTGCCGAACCAGGAGACATTGGAACAAAGAGTGGACGATTATTAGGAGTTTCATTCAAGAATCTTGTCACTGCATTTGATTCTTTATTATTATCTCTTGCAAGAGCAACATCTAAAGTTCTAGTCTGCCCACAAACATATCTCTCATAATTGAATGAAGAACTTGCCTTTAAAATACCAGAAGAATCATAAGAAACTGCCAATGAACTTAAAGATAATGGAAATAATCCGTAGAACGTATATTCAATGTATTTGCTATAATCTCTATCAAATTTTATAATTCTTGTCGCATTACATTTATATTCTTCTGGATATCTCATTCTGAAATGATATCCTTCCTTATAAAGTTGTTCATTTGATCCACTTGCTATAAATTCCATCCAGTGTTCTAAAAATTTTAATGTTTTATAATCACTGTCCACATAAAATTCAAAGTCAATTTGAGTAAAAGTTCTGGTATGCACCATCTTTTCTGTCACACCAGTGTAATTTCCGACAATATCTGCCGTTGCAAAACTACTTCCAGGTAAAGATGCTGAATTACAAAGAAGTCCAACTGATTCTCCAATGAATCTTGCATCCACTCCTCGTCTTCTCAAGTGAGATCTTAAAGCACCAGATAGTCCACCAAAGATAACCTGATAATGTGATGTCTGGGCAAGATTTGTAAAGAGTGGTTTGAAGTCAGTTATTCTTCTAGGTCTTGGTGCGGGCACTCTAAATACCTATTATGATCGTTTTAGTTATTTAGATGTCATATAAGGGAAAATATCAACCATCATATCCTCAAAAATACAAAGGTGATCCCACAAATATAATCTATCGTTCTTTATGGGAACGTAAATTTTGTGTGTATTGTGATCTAAACGAAAATATTTTAGAGTGGGCATCGGAAGAAAAGTGTGTGGTTTATAGATCTCCCATTGATGGAAGAGCACATCGTTACTTTCCAGATTTTATTATCAAAGTTAAGGAAGAAAATGGATCAATTAAAAAATATGTAATTGAGATCAAACCAAAAAGACAAACTTTACCGCCAGCAAAACCAAAAAGACAAACAAAAGGATATATCTATGAGGCATATGAATACGCTAAAAATCAGGCAAAATGGAGTGCGGCAAGAGAATGGTGTGCTGATCGTGGATATGAATTTAAAATTATCACCGAGGACGAATTAGGTATTAAGTAATGCCAAGAAAAACTCTAGAAGAGAGAAAACAGAAAAAAGTCACGGACACTGATGCCAATGTAAATCGAGTTCGTCCAGTATTAGATGGTATTACAGGAAAAGAAACAGGTGATGATATAATGCTTGAACTTTTAGAAGTTCTTCAAGAAAGTGGTTCGACTCCAAGACCAGGTAAATACTATGTGTTTGTGTATAATGCCAAGACACCAAATATTAGATACGATCAAAATCCACTGGTTGCAGTCACAGATGTGTTTTCCTGGGGATTTAGAGGTTTGAATATGCACTGGGGTGATAGTCGTCAATATACTTGGAGTGAAGTTGCAGGATCTTTGTATGAAGTTTTTCCTGCGGAGATCAAAGATTTGCAGGCACTACCTTTTGCAAATTTTCGAATAAATACTTAAAAAAATAAGGTAAATGCCTCTTAACGTCGGAGCATCAATTGGTAGCGATGCTTATGCTACCGCCAGCACATCAAATGCA